GCGCCTCCACTTTTCATAAAACCCATTTTGTTACGAACTCTTTTGGGTAACTTGGGTAATCCTTTATTATCTGCTGGTATCGGTTTGAGATTTTTGTTATTTACCTCACCGCCAACTGCTTTTTTAGCGCCTTTATATTTACCACCTCTTTTCTTGTAAGTGCGCACTAACCAAGCATTAGCATAAGCACTTGGGTACACATCAAACTTGCGTTTTGCTTCTGCCTTGACTCTTGCATACAAAGATGGATTAGCAACATTGCTAGGAGCACCTGATTTTTTTGCAGCTCCACCTTTTTTCATTTTTATAGATTGCAATGTTTTTGCCTGTTTGGCATGAGTGCCACTTGCTTTTTTCAGTTGTTTAATTACTTTTCTAATTTTTTCTTTTGCCATAATGTTTACCAGTTTTTGCAAGACCAATAAGATGCAGTAAATACATCCTTCTTTTTTTGCACCGCATCACAGTTGTGTCGGGCCCGAAATGATTTACGCCTTGCTGGTTGTTGTTTTTTGATTGATAAGTTAGGATCGCCATATCTTACTATTTTAATTTGATCGCCTTTTTTAGCTAACACTGCAAACTTTTTATTTTTGCCTGGTGTGCGTTTTTGTTTGTTATACCCTGAAAAAGTCTCCCCTCGATAGGATAATCTACCGCTGGGGAGTCTTTTTACATCTTTTGTAGTGGCCACATTAATAGTTTTTTACAAGTATCAAAATGATGCTATAGGCATCACCACTTGAATGTCCTACTGTAGTGAAATCAATATCACCAGTAACGCCTGAACCAGCGTTATTAGGAATCCCTGTAAATTGGTCAAAGTATTCATCACCTGAACTATCAGGCGCTAAAGTGACAGCTAAAACATTGGTGCTGGCATCAAACTCGATGTCTACACCCATGCCTCGGCAAAACCAGTGTATTCTTTGGATAGTAACACTGGTGCACGCTTCACCTCTCTCATTAGCTGATAGTGCTGATACATCCACTTTTTTAACAGAAGATTCACCAGTGCCATCAGATTCATTTGTAAACTTTAATATAGCTAGTCGCTTACCATCTTGAATGGTTTGCGAGGTTACTGTATCAGCCATAATTTACTCCTACTATAGTTCTGTTACTGCTGTTCTCTCTTTGTAAGCACCAACGTAGTCTACACTTAGAGTTTTTGCTGCTGCCGCACCGTTTTGTATGCCAAAAGAAAGGGCTAGCTCTTCATCATCAGGAGCATTAGTGCTCACCACTGTTCCAGCTAATACATTATTTTGATATACATGAAACTTTTGGTCCTTTGGATCATAAATAAAACCCAAAGTCATAAAAGTATCATCTGCCAGTGCATTAGGCAAAGTTAGTGTAGATTGTGAACTGTCTTTTTCTACAATAAAACTAATACTGGTCCCACCATCTGACTTCAAAAAGAAAATACCATCAGTCACATCAAGTGGTGAAGTATCGGTCAGTTGTAAACCAGCAACAATGTCAGTTTCCGTAGCATCATTAGTTTTAAATCTAATGTGAAAGCCTATCTGCTTGCCAGCTTCATACTTATAACCTTCTTTTACTAATTGAAAAAAATCATGGTCATTGTCACCAGCTGCATTAGTTACTAACAGAATACCACCATCGCCATCAGCTAGCGCCTCGGACGCTGAACCTGTGCCATCTTCGGTTGTTGTAATTGTCCAATCGGACGCTAAGTAAGTATCAAAATCATTGAAATATTGATGATACTTATGGGGTGCTGGCGCTTTTAATTTACCTAATGTTCCATCACTGGAAACATTGGTCACGCCGGATGTAAAGTGTGTAGTCATAATCAGCCTCCTATAAAATTAGCCATTGCAAACACCATGTCTGCAACAATCATTTCTACAGTATTGATAATACTCTTTGGCTGTTATTTGTGCAACTAAGTAGCTAGTAACAACTGCAAATCTCTTATTGTGCTTTTGGCATCTTTGAACAGTATGCCGACACCACCAGCAGCCTCCCAAGCTGCAATGTTATCTGCTCTATCATCGATCAAGACCCTATCAGGCTTTGCAAAAAATGCCTTATCCTTGCCTTTAAATGTTGCTGTAACAACCACCTTGGAGTCAACATATTTACGAATCCAATAGATTTTATCATTGATTACTACTTGCCGGTTCTTAGTGCCTGAACAGGTTAAAACCTCCCACTCCACTCCACATTTCTGTAAGAAAAGTTTGAGGTTTAACATGCCTGACATGACTGGTAATTTCTTAAATAAACCTTTATTACTCAGCTCCACTTTGCGAGCATCATAGTCTTTTTGGTCTGCTAAAGGTGCATTAAGAAACTCCGGACCCTCGACACCTTGGATGAAGTCTGCCAAAACTCCATCCATGTCAACAAATATTTTAGTTATCTTTGTCACTTATTTATACTACTCCTTGATATTCAATAATTTCTTGAATTTCTTCAAATAACTCTTCCTTCCTAGGGCTTGTAAAATTCTGCCAAAAATACTTAGAAGGCTTGTCTTTCGATAGCTCTTCATCAATGCGTTTTTCTTCATCTTGAAAACGCTGTATTTTTTCTAAGACTTCTTTGAAAGCATTGTCGGTTTGAACTCTTTCACTCTTAAGCCTTGCAATAATCATAGCACCGTTAAGTACTTGGTCTGCGTCAGCTTTAGTCAATCCTTGTTTTTCATTCCAAGCATCAATTTCTTCTTGACTCCACTCCACTTTGTAGGCACAACCATTTTCATCATAGTCAAAAATAGTTCGGTATTCACCGCAATAATCAGTAGCAACTTTTAGATTGTCACTACCCAATCCACGCCACAAAGCAACTCTATTACCTAGTGCTCTTTGTTCTTTTACATAATTTTCTAATCTACTTAATAACATATTTCCTCCATTTGGTTATTAATTAAGTCACTCACAATATAATATTACTAAAATTAGCAAATATTTGCAACATTTTGCATAAATTATTTTACATAAAAAAAAGGGCCTAATTAGGCCCTTTTTGTAATACTGAGTAATAAAGTGTATTACAACTTCTCTTTATGCACCTTGACTGCCAAAGATTCCTCTCCAATCAGAGAAACCAAAAGAGTATCTTTCTCTTGCTTTGTATCTAATGTTACCTGTTGAAAAATCTGGCTCCATTGATGTTTCCATCGGTGATCTTTGGAACATTTTCAGACCTTCTCCAGCTGCATTAACAGATGTCAAGATAAAGTAAGCATCAGGATCAGTTAAATAATGATTAACACTATAACCACCAGGCACTACTCCGGTGTTTCTTATTGAGTTAATATCATTATCTGCTGTGCCTGATCTCAACTGTGAGTTTAAAATTCTGTCAGCAACAAAAACGAGCTGAGGCGGAACAATAAGTTTGTCTGCCTGTACAGAAATTGTTAAACCTCTATCATCTGTAAAGGTCGATATATCAATAAGATTATCTTCCAATGATGCTTCGTTCAGATCAGCCATAGTAGTTGCTCTATTAGCAGCTGTGCCACCACCAACTAATGGGTGGTCAGTTGCGATTAGAGATTTACCATCACCGCCTGTAAAGCTAGATGAGAAAGCATTGTTAAGGACATCTGCTCCTTTGACCTCTTTAGTATTTGCCATAGATTTTGCTAATGCTCTTACATAGCGTTTACCGAGACTGTCATAAAGATTGTCCTCAACGGCCTCTTCGGTTAAAGCAAACGCTAGTGCCACTGTATCGTGGGTGTAACGTGCACTGTAACTTTCAGATGCATTGTCAAATTGCACTCCTTGTCCTTCAGACTTGAGTGGTGCAGAACCAAAACCAGTAATTAATACTTCTTCTTCAAATGCTCTATTCGAATCCTCGATTACAAATATATCTTCATACTCGTTTTCGTAAGAGTCATAGGACATTCCAAAAAGTGCATTTAAACCAGGTTCAAGCTCTTTCGCTAATTGTGCTCTTGATATAGCCATATTATCTCCTTAAGCTAAACCAGCACCTTTTTGCCCCATTATGTGGTTTTGAATCACACAAAGAACATTGGTGTTAGCCGATGAAACATCGTCGTTATCAGGGTCCTGTGATATATCTAACGCTTTGAGAGGTAAAGTAGCTGTAGTAGCTCCTGTACCAACATCAAGTTCTGCGTTGGATATTCCAGATGAAGTATCGCCGACTGGTGATCCATCCACAATGTCGAAATTGCCGAACAAGTCTGCTACAGGCATAGCTGCATCAGCTTGGACTTCAAAAACTACATTAGGATCATCTACGACGCTTGCAATTATATCCGAAGCAGCAATGCTACCAGGATAATAATTATTAAAAACTTGCTCGCCTGTGGTCGGATCAGTGTATTGAACACCGTTAAACACACCTACAATAGGAACAGTACCAGTTGCAGTATGTCGCCCAATCACGCCGGCTGTCAGTTGAGTTACAAGATCGCCTTGAAATATTGGTGTTGTTGCACCACTAGCAATCT